ATCTTACCGCCCGTGACCTTCGTCATGACTGCCATGACCGCCACGAGCTGGCCCATGGAAATAGCCATCGCGCCCATCGCCTTCCCCAACTTGTCTGCGGGAATGGTCGAGAACAAGAAGGCCGCACCAGCCAACAGTGCTAGGGCTCCGGCAATCTTGAGCAGCATGGAGGCCTGGACGTTCTTCTGCATAGCCTGCAGATGACCCGTGAGAGCCTCGAACGTGCCGCCCATCTTCTTGAGGAAGCCTCCACCAATATCGGCGGACACCCCTCCGGTCATGATCTTGCGGATCTGTAGGAACAAACCTGCCAGGAGGCCCGTTTGGACCGCCTTGAGGATGTTGTCGAAATTGGCCTGGGAGAACGAAGCCGCAACCGCGTCGGTGACCTCGTTGGCGATACCCAGGAACTTGGAAACGAAGGGCTGGATGAAGTCTCCGACCTTCTGGAGAATGCCCATAAAGCCCTTCCAGGCTTCGCTGGCCTTCTGAATATATGGTGCGAGCGGGCGCAACACATCGGGGAGATTCTCGAGACCCTTACCGACCTTCTGACCGAACTCTTCACCAGACTGGCCGAGCCCGAACATCTGCAGAAACGCATTGGCGAGACCAGTGACGTACTGCAGAGGACCCTTGAGCGCGTTACCCAGCGTTTGGAAGAAGCCCTTGATCAACCCACCCTTGGTGAGTGCACGATCGAGAGCCACCGCAAAGTCGCCGAGACCGCCGGTAAAGTTCAGGAAACCACCTGAACCCTTTCCGACCACGCCCAACAGATCAAATATGACTCCGGTGAGTTCCTTGACGATAGTCCATCCGATGTGGATAACGGCGAAGAAACCCTTGAACGTGCGAGCAATGTTGTTGATGATCTCAGGCGAATTGTTGAGGTGTGCCGTGAAGACCAAGAACCGCTTGCTCAGATCGGCGAGACCTTCCGCGGTCTGCCTGGGGAAGATCTCTCGGAATGCCTTGCCCACCTTGCCGAGCACATCGAACAGAACGTTGAATATGTTCTTGAGGCCTTGAATTACGTCTTCACGACCACCCAAGGCTTTCCAACCGGCCAACAGGGTGTTGCGAGCGAGCGCCTGTTTGTTGATGAACCCGTTGATCACACCGCTCATTCCAGTGAACAGTTTCTTGGCTTCCGTAAGGTTGCCGAAAATGTTCTGGAAAGAAGCTGACCAACCTGAGCCAATGGTCTCTTTCGCAATATCGAAGACCTGGCCAAGCGTCTTGACCTCGGTTGCCGACTTGAATGCGGAGTCAGACAGCTTTTGCAGCGATGCGAACTGGGCATCGGTGTACTTCACACCATTCTTTTGTTCGAGCGCAGTCCTTGCTGTAGCGATCTTGGCTTCGATCTGAGCCGACGTGTACTTCTTGAGACCGTTCTTGGTCAACTCAGCCGACAGAGCGGCCTTTGAGAATCGACCGTCCAACGTGGCCAAGGTATTGACCAGAATATCCGACGACAGCCAAGACGGCACGCCACCCTGGGTCATGATGGACTCACGGAACGACTGACCACTGATGGTCAGCTTCTTCATGGGTCCTTCCATCTTTACGGCACCTGTGCCGAGTTTACCCATGGCAACGCCGGTCTGAGCCAAAGCGTTCTGCAGCTTCTTGCCGCCCATGCCCGCGTTGACCACCGAGTTCCAGTCCTGCAGACCCACCTTGCCCGAGGAAATGGCCTGAGACAGCTGATACATGGCTGTGGCGGCCTGCTGCGAGCTTGAGCCCGAGAGTGCCGCCATGTTGGCGATACCCTTGATGGACGACACCGAAGTCTTGAGATCTACACCGGCCGCGGTGAACGTGCCGACGTTCTTCGCCATTTCGCCGAAGTTGTAGATCGTCTGATCGGAATATGTGTTCAGCTCGCTCAGCGACTTGTTGATCTTGGTCAGCGGCTGATCAGTATTCGCCTGGACCGTCTGGATTGCCTTGAGATTGGTTTCGTATTCGTGCAAGCCGTCGACGATCGGGCCGACACCGAAACCCTTGGCGAAGTTCACGCCCCTTGAAACGGCCTGCGACGTGATGTTGCCCAGAGCAACCGCCGCAGCTCCCTGCAGAACGCTGAACTTGGCAGTGACCGAATCCAGCGCTCCAGTGAGACCCTGCAAGCTGACTCGACCTGAGGCTCGCTCGATCTCGTTGAACCCGTCCGCTGCGTTTGCACCAACCGTAGCGGTCTTAGCCGATACCTTGTCTAGCGCCTTGATCGGCTGCTCGAGAGTGACCTTGTTTCCGGCCTTCTCGATATCACTGATGGCTGTGGCGTCAGTGCTTCGTCCGAACTTGGCTCGAAGCTTGTCCATCGCCGACATGGGAGCATTGAGGGTGACCTTGTTGGCCGACTTCTCAATGTCGCCGAGAGACTGATTCGCTCCCACCTTCTTCAGACTGTCTTCGAGCTTGCTGAGCGAAGACATAGTCTGGGCGATGCGCTGTTCGAAAACCTGGTTCTCGAACGCCATTGAAACTACGCGTTCGTCGATAGTTGCCATTACCTGGTCACCTCCTTCCACATGTCAGACACCATTTGATCAAATATGGGGCGCATTGCCGGATTGATGAAATCCCGGCCCTCGATCCAACCACCACCCCGGGTAGCATGCCCGTACTGAAGCATCGCGGCAACGTGAAAACCGTTCTCCACGTCACCGTTGTACCAATGGATGGCAAAATATCCTGGTTTGTCGACGATCTCGTAGTACCACGAGCTTGCCGCCAGTCCGGAGTCCACCGGCGTAGCCCCCCTGAGAGCCGCTACGCCAATGGCTCCGTACTTGTAAAGCACCTTGAATTCCTGCCGCTGCTTCATCCGTTTGAGGAAATCCTCGGTGTTTCGGAAGGAGCCGCGAGTAGTTACCTTGATTCCCACGACTCCCTCCTTTCAGCTCAACTTCACGACTCGGATGAGAACGGCTCCGTTCGGATTTGATCCGACAGAACGTCCTCCGTACATCTGAAGGGGATTGAACTTGGCTCCGCCTCCTCCGCCGGGGGCAGCTCCAACGGCGTTCTGTCTCGGACCATACTTCGAGGTGTCGCCGTAATTGAAGGATCCTTGACCGCCGTTTTGTCCGTTCGCCGCTGCCGTATGCTGAAGAATTCCATTCTGGTCGTATTGCCCAGGATCGAACCCTGCTCCATAGCCACCGCCGCCACCTTCACCGATATCGCCATCCCAAGTTCCGTCTTGCGGTAACGTTCCCGTGGTTCCTTTGTAGTGACCCGCAGAAGTTTCGCCAATTGGAGCGAAATGCATCGTGCTGAAACCTCCTGCTGCGCCTCCTCCGGCTACAATAGACCCCCCGATTCCGCCTTCTCCACCGTTTCCGCCAGGGTGTCCTTGTCCTGTATGTGCGTCAGAAGCAATACCGGCGTCTTCGGGGTATCGATTATATTGATACCATCGTTCGTCAAAGAAGCCTACGTTGTAGCCCACAATGGTAAACGGGCATCGCTTGCCAGCTTTACCTCCAGAAGCTTTGCACACATCTCCGAACTTGGAATATCCACCGTCTTGTCCATCTAGCGATGGAGTATAAGCCGGATTGGGCTTCATGATGGCCGAATTACTCGGAATTCGATCGGTTAGACTCCAATCCGAAGGCCAAGATCCGTATGGGTAGTTTGAGGCTATCGGGGTCCCAAAAACGTTGATTTTTGTATACGGAGCTACGTAGGATCCATCAGCATTGATGTAAGTGACTCCGTTCTGGATAAACGGTCGAGCACCAGAATCGAAGACGACGAGTTTCTCCGCAGGAAATGTGGGACTGCCGTAATCAGAGACGATCAACCACTTGGAGTTACCAGGATCGGTTCGACCCTCTGCCCCCGCTTGGCCTACAACAACCGGTGTGGCGTCAGGTAGGTCTGATAGCAATCCGGCAACGTGGTGCAGACCACCACCGCCCCCAGCACCTCCGTGATATATAGCTCCCCAATACCCGTAACCTCCGAGTACTGAGCCACCTTTTCCACCAGCAGCACCAATACACCAAGCTTCAAAGTGGGTGTAACCAAGCCCGACGTAGTCCTGCTTTAGAAAATCCCCTTGAGGAAGCAACAGCGTTTGTGGAGGAAGAGATCCATCTTCCGACGGAATGGGCAAAGCCTCGATCGGAATGGCCAAACCTTCGCCACCTAGCTCGAACCTCATGCTGCTTCTGCCAGTCCGAGAAGGGTGACGGGATCCGGAAGGGCGGGATCGTCTTCTTCGGTTCCGTATAGGAACGCCTCGACGGCTTCGAGAAACTCGGGATTCACCTGACGAGAGTCGATGGAAATATGCGCTGTAGGCCGGATACCGAACATGTGGGCGGGCGTGCCAGTGAGCTTCCACTCGAACACGTTAGGAGTGATGTCCTTACCGATGGAAGGATACGACACGTTGCTGGCCGAAGCCATGAGGTTGTAGAGAATATGGATCCTGTAGCCATGATCCATCCCATCGAGATCGTTACCGATCCGTGTTCGGTATGAGAGGTTGAAGATTGAAGCTCGTTGATCGTGGGCCCATACTCCCTGTACGAACTCCATGTTGCCCATAAGCTCTTCAAGTTCGTCAGGGTACGTGTAAGCTTTCAATGTGCCTGTGAACGCTCCTGGCACATGGTGATCGAGGAACTTGATCCCGTCCATGTAGTATGACTTGATTTCTCGCGTGCGATCCTCGGCGACCTCAGTAAGGCCGTTCCAGGGCACTGCGACGCCGTCGGGAACATAGAGGACGCCGCGATCGACGCCCGTCTCGTAGGTGCGTTCGCCCACCTTGTCCCACTCGAGTACAGTCATGCGGCCTCCTTTCTAAGTCTTGTTGATTCTAGCCCTTGGTTCCGAGCTCCGCCCTTCTCTTGGCGTTGAGCTCACGGTTGCGTCGAGCGACTTCCGACTTGCTCATCGGCTTCGGCTTCTGCTGCTTGAGGTTGCAGATACGAATAAGCGTGAATAGACGATTGAGATGCCAGTGCTGCGCTTCCCACGGAATACTAAACACGGTCATCCAGTAGTAGACCAACTCCGCCGTGACAATCTCTTGGTTCCGAGAGCGAGGTTCAATCTCGGAAAACCACGTTGCCGTCATCTTCTTGTCGATGTAGGAATTGATCTCATTGAAGTTTTTTTCGGAAAGTTGGTGTAAAATCTCCCCCCGGGGAATTTCACCGAGCACCATGCACTCAACGTACGAAAGCACCTCTTCCCCCGTCTTCTTCTTTTCTCCGAGGAAAGGCTTTTCGTGCAGTGACTCCCATTTTGAAAGAGAGACCAAGGAATGCTCCAGTTGAAGTTCAACGCCGCCTTCTTCGACGAATTCCTGCTTCGCTTCGTCGTATGACGATGTAGCCCCAACTGTAATTGTGAGCACCCTTGGCCTCCTTTCTTTATCGCATCTTCACGCGGTGGTCCGGTTACGCCCCTCCCACAGACGGTTCGTTCCAGGAGAGTAAGAAACTTCCGTCTGCTCCCCGCGACTCTTACCTGGGAGTCACGACCGCGTACGTTTAGTCTGGTTCGCGATTGCGATCGTAGATAGCCACATGCACGCCTTCATCATCTTCTACGATCAGAGTTACAACGATCGCATGCAAATGAACATCGTCGCCAAAGTGCTCGCCGACTTGTGCAATGGCATCTACGGTCACTTCTCCTACGAACTGACCATCTTCGTAGCTCAAGGCCACGATGTTGTCCTACGGACGCTCGAACGTCCAGTCGTCGTCGCCCTGGAGGTTGTACCCCGCCTGTGCCGTGGCACGGACCGTCGCCTTCGAACCCGAGGCGAGCGCGGGCTGCGCACCCGGGGCCTTGTTGGCGCCGCTGATCTTCCACTGGACGCCGGTGACGGCCGGGAGGGTGATGACGCCGGTGCCCGCGACGAACGTGGGCTTGTTGGCCTCGACGGCCATGTCGACGTCCGTGACGCCCGTCCCGACCAGGGTGATGACCTCGTCCGGGAGCGGAAGCCGCGGGTCGTCGTCCGTGGTGCCGTAGAGGATCTCCTCGAGGTCCGTGAGCGCGCCCGCGGACACCTTGGTCGAGTCGACCGTCAGCAGCGCCGTCGGCTTGTAGCCTTCGACATGCGTCGGAGTCGTGGTGACCTCCCACGAGAACGTGATCGCCTCGGGCGAGTCGTTGATCGTGGCGAACGCCTTCTCCGACGGAGCCGCGAGGGCACCGTAGACCAGGTGCAGCTTGTAGCCGTGGTCCGTACCGTCCAGGTCGTTGCCGACCTTGGTGCGGTAGGCCAGGCCGAAGGACCGACGGCCCTGCTGCCCGAGGTAGATGCCCGGCTCCGGCTCGGCCGTGCCATCGCACTGACCGAACGCATCCGGGTAGGTGAACGCCTCGATCGTGGCGCCGAACTCCTCGGCCGACACCAGGTTGAGGTACTTGACGTTGTCCGCGTACTGCGGGTTCGTCA